ACGAAATCATAGAAGTGATAAAAGACTATCTTAGTAACCAAGAAGCTGTAATAATGTACGAAAAGAAAATCCAAGATAATCTATATATGATAGATTATATGAAAGAAAGTAATGTTGTTACATTATTCATAGACAAATCAACTAAAGATACAATTGACTTAGTATATCTGTATGCTAATGATGATAAAGTAGAATTAGGTATTCCTATATTAGAACTAAGATTTCTAGGAATACGAATAGATTCAGATATAGAAAAAGTCTTATATAAGTCATATAATGTTATGTCTAAAACTCTTGAAACTTTTGAGGCAGAAAGATGTCTAAATTAATAACAACTATTTTAGGTGTATTACTGATTATATCAGTGTTATTTACTATATCAGCTGTAGTATTTAGAAGTATGACATTGTATATAGTAGGCTTAGTCATATTAGCTTGTGTATTATTAGGTATATTTGTATTTGATAATGATGAGGATTAACAATGTTCAAGATATTTGATACTAAAGAGTTATCTAAAACTAATGATAATAAGACTAGACCTTATATTATTATTCAGCCTCCAGATAACTTTATTAAATCATTAATCTACTATATCAAAGAAAAAGATGAAGTAGTTAAGTTAATTGATTGCATCAATAAAGTATTTTATTACAATGGTATAAATGTACCATACGACAAACTTATTATAGTAGATACACTTGAACGCTTGAAAAAGTTAATGCTTAACTTAACTTATAAGTATCCTTATGGTCAATATGAGTATTTATTACTTAATATATCTATGATACCTCTAGATGCAGAAAATATCAAAAGCGCTTTAGATTTGATAGTCATAGATGAAAACAATGATTCCTACTATACACTACCTACTCGTATAATATTCCTAGAGTATTACAGTAAAGATAAACAATTTAACGATGTACTCTATGGAAGTAAATTAAATTATGTAGAAGGTAGTAATTACTTAATTGATACAAGTCATAAAGCACTTGAATTATACGATAGTGTTAGTGATATATTAGGTGATATACATCAACTAGAAACAGGATATAAGATATCTAAGGATACTTATATGAAGTTATTATGAGGTAATAATGAAGAAAAATGATTATTACATAACTAAATATGACGAAAGCTGGACTAATGCTATATATAGAAAAAAAGCAATATATAACGATTTATTTCATAATCAGTTAACTATTGAAATACCAGTAGCTAATCTAGAAGATGAGAAGTATCATAATCTAATTAAATTCTTACCAAATAATTTATTACTTAATAACAAGATAAAAGAAGATGGTAAATATTTTTATATCAATGGTAAGAAATGTAGAAAGCTAGCTTTCTTACAAGAGTATTTTACAGACCAACATCTTAAAGAAAATCTTGATATTCATACTACAACAGGGAAGTTATATTTAACTATAGACCCTAACTGGTTTATTAAGTGTTCTGATGATAAAATGACAAGTTGGTATAGCTGCTTTGCACCTGATGGTGAATTCTTTTTCTGCCCATATGAATATGCTACAAGTGATAGTATACTAATGGCTATGATTCTTAATGACGATAAGTCTAGAATCATAGGTAGAAAATGGGTAGTAATACCAGAATGTAACGATATAATAGATGATGAGCTTAAACAGTATTTCTGTAATAATGAATTATTTAAGCTAATACTATTCTTAGGAAGCTATGGAACTTTCCCTATAGAATATCAACGTAGTCTTAGTGAATTTATAATCACTAATTTATTTCACGAGAAGAAAGATGATTATCATATCTTTAGTAATGCTAAAGATAAAATATCTATAGGAGAAATAGAAGCTCATATATATGTAGAAGGTCAAACAGAAGGTGGTGATTATCAATCTTTTAATACAGGTAGAGTAGCTAGAAACTTGTACTTTGAAGCTGCAGAATATATTGCTATTAATAAGAACTTAAATTTAAATGCTATTGAGTTAAAGCCAATAGTTCAGTTTGAAGGTCCACCTCTTGATGAAGATGACTTATATTATCAAGATAGAGTCCCACATTGTGAAAGATGTGGTGAAGAACTATATGGCTATAACTATGATGTTTATGTTAATGATACAGATACTGAAAGATGGTGTGCATATTGTACTTCTAAATATGCAGCAGAAGATGAATATATAGATAGCTTAGTAGATAGAGAAACTCTACTTAATTATGGTATAGAAATATTATTTTATCATTTTGGTTCTGATACATTAGAAGTTATGTATACTATAGCTAAGCCCGAAAATATTAAGTATTTAATTGAAGTTAGAATACCTGAAGAAGGTCGTACTGTATATGTTGATGTATCAGAAGATAATATGCCTGACTTTATACATCTAAACACTGATGAACACGTACCATATTACTATATGGATAAGGACGACTACTATGATAGATATGACACTTAAATTCAAGGAGTTTAGGAATCTTGTATATGAATGTCTAGAATGTGATTATACACACATAAGAAATCTAATAACAGAAGAATACTTCAGATTAAACATAGGAGACTATAGTTTAATAAGAAGTGATAACTATCTAGCTTTTGTACCATATACAAAACAAGTAGTACCATTAATCTGCACTCATTATGATACTATCGTAAAAGACTATAATCTTAAGATAGTTGAAAAGAATAACGTCTTAAGTAATAAGAATGATAATATCTTAGGTGCAGATGATAGAGTAGGAGTAGCTATAGCTCTAGCTCTATCTAAGAAAATACCATTAATCTACTTGTTTACTGACCTTGAGGAAGTAGGCGGTATAGGAGCTAAAGACTTCTGTTTTAATAATGAGTATCTATTTTATAGAATTAACAGTTATATAGGTTTAGATAGATGTGGTAATAAAGATGTAGCTATATATGAATACTATAGTGATGAATTAAATCGTATGTTTATGAAACATAAGTATGAAGTTGTTACAGGTACATTTGCAGATGTCTCTGTAATAGCAAGCTATATACCAAAGCCTACTATAAATATCTCCGTAGGCTTTAATAATGAACATACTAATAAGGAATCACTAGATATTCAAGCAGCTTATCATACATATGAAATATTATGTAAAGAATTACCCAATCTCATTAATAAACAATTCAGAGATATGAAATGTATAACTTATATGTACCGAAGTAATATTGACTTATATGAGGAGATATTATGACAAATCTAGCGTTATTTCAGATGCTAAAAGATACTAAGCTTAATGATAATATAGAACTTAGTATAGACCAAAAAGCATCTACATCGTCTAATCTAATTACAGAAATAGATACATTAGTAGGACTTGTTGAAAATAAAGCTATGGACTTTAAAGTCAAATTTGTTATTGACTGCGGTAAAGATAACTATCATATATCATTAATATTGAAAGATACTGATGAATTTAATGATAAAGTATTAATCTTTATGGACCTAGATAACAAAATTAAAAATACTCATAGTAGCTTATATGACTTTAAAGAAATCGCTAATGTATTCTGGATTATGTATAGCAGAATAGCAAGTAATTATTTAGACTTTATAACTGCAGGTATATATGGATGAAGTACTATATATGCTAGCTCTAATAATAATTCCACTAGTAGTGGGATTAAAAACTAATATAGTGGGACTATTAATAACTTTTGCCTTAATATGGTTTACAAGAAAAGTTATAATCCAATATAAAGATAAGAAATAGGAGTAATTATGAATGAAACATTAAACGAACTTGTAGCACAAAAACAAGAAATGGAAGAGATTGTAAAATCTCTTATCAATCTAGACTTAAGTACAGAAGATAGTGAAAAAGAATTAGCTGAGATAGAAGCTAAGATACTTAGGAAGCTAAGTAATATAGACTTTGTCTATACAGGACTAGAAGCAGCTATCGCTCAGTTAGAAGCTTATAAGGAACTATATAAAGATGAGCTTAGTAAGATTGATAAGAAAATACAATCAATCAAGAAGAACAAAGAGAAACTCTTAGAACTTCTCGTTGTTAATAGAATAGTTACACCAGATGAACCTCTGAAGTTAGCACATCATACTTATAGTCTAGCTAAGACTTATGGTTCTGTTGTTATTACAGATGAGTCTAAGATTCCTCAAGAATACATCAAGACTAAAATTGAGCAGGTCTATGACTTAGCTCAAATTAGAAAAGACCTTATGAGTGGTAAAGAAGTACCAGGCGCTGAATTACCAGTTAGTCAGAAGGTAAGGAGATATTAAAATGAAACTTAAAAGATTAAGTGAAGAGTTACCTAAAACATATGAATATACTGTATTTATTTATGAACCATATTCTTATGATGTTACAAAAACTAAATTAGTTCAAGGATATTCATCTATTGATAATGATGAATTTACTATTATGGCTATACGCATAGATAATAGTACTAAAGATAATAAAATTAAACATATAAGTTATCAATTTATAGAAGTCCCAAAAGAACAGAAACAAGATATATATTGGATATATCTTGAGGACCTTAAGAAATTATGGAGTAATGAAGATGTTAATAAAACTAAGTGATAAGTTACCTAATGACTATGAGGAAGTAGTCTTTATTTATAAATTCTTAGACCCTAAAAATATTAAAATATTTCACGGATATAGAATAATGTCTGTAGAATCAGACTTCATAGTAGTTAGTGTACATCAATTCAATAATGACCCAGTATCTGAAGAATTACAAGTACATACAAATAATCTGATAATACCAGAAGAATTCTGGAATGAAATATATTGGGTATACATAGATGACTTATATGACTTACTATTTAAAGATGATGAAGATGAAGAATTATCTTGACAATTTAAACCTAATAAATACTATGGTACAAAATTAACTATATAGGAGTTAATGTGAAATTAGAAGACTATCTCGTAAGTACAAAACCCGACTATAGAAATCCATTTCCTCCTGGGAAATTGATTTTGTTTGTTGGAGATGAAAAGACTGGTAAGACTACTGCTGCATCTACTTTTTCACCTAAAGGTGCAGATGGTGTAGTCATACTAGACCTTGAAGCAGGAACTAGATGTGATAAGAATATTACTATGCTTATACACGGATTATATCCAATGGAAGATGAGAAGGGTAATATTATACCTCCTGAGAAACGTGGATTTAGAGATAGCAGTGGTAATATTCAGCCTGCATACTCTATATATGAAGCGCTAGCTATTCTGAAACAGACCTGGAAAGATTCAGGTAAGACCACGCTTGTAATTGATACCTTTGATAAACTAGCTGAATGGGTTAACGAAGATACATTAGCGCAAATGAAAGCAGAAGACGCAGAGCTTGATAATCCTAAGTGGCAGACTGTACAGACTATTGAAGAGATACCTTATGCTCAAGGTATCGCTAGAGCTAGAAATACCTCATTAAGGATTAAGGATAGACTTCTTGATATAATAAAAGATACTGGTCTCTTAATTTGTAATCTGCATACTCAAAAGACTATGAGAGTTGAGAATGGTAGAGATATTATAGTGAAGAAGCTTCCTATGATTCACGAGAAATTAGCCACAACCTTAGGACATCAAGCTGAATTGATAGGTATGTTTACTGTTGATGCTAGTGGTAATTATCTGTTTGATGTAAGAGGCTTTGGTGAAGTTACTTTAGGTACAAGAATTGAGCCTCTTAATGGAAAGATATTTAAGTGGAATAAGACTCATCCTACATTGTATGAAGTCTTAACTAAAGAATGTTTGAAGTATGCAGAAAAATTAGAAGGTAAGGAGAAATAAATGCCAAGAATAGACATTAATCATAATTATGTACCAAGACCTACTGGTGTGCTGAAAGGTAAACTCATTGATTTTGGTTATTATGACCAAATAAATGATTTACCTAATATGAAACACCTGAGAGATTTAAGTAATAATTTCGTAATGCGCTTTGACTTTAGACCTGAAGGATATGAAAGAGATTTCAGTATCTATGTACCAGTAAAGATAGTTAAAGATTCTGAAGATAATCTTGATTTGAAGAATAGTAAGGGTATTAGAGACATTCATATAATACTTGATGCTCTAGGTGATAGTAAAGCAGGCTTTAATGCTGAAGGTAAATTCGTAGATACTAATGATAAAGAACTAGACTATGAAAAGATAATTGATTATCTAGCAGAATTAAAGCTCAAAAATGATGAGGCATATATGTATATATATGTCTATAAAGTAAAGGGTAAAGATAATCGTAGCTACTTTCAGTCTAGTTTAAGATTCTATCCTTTCACAGAAGAAGGACGTAAGCAAGCAGAAGCAGCTTATGAAAGAGATAAAGAGTACATACAATCAAAGGAAAATCCAATTCCTAAAACTAGTACTACTCGTAAATTATTCTAGGAGATTGTATGTACTATGAGACTGCACTAGGTGAAAAATTTAACTCTCCTAGAGGTATATTAGTTAAAGACGAAGATATGTATGATTGGATAATAGCGCAGGGTGATACCCCCTGCGCTATGTCTGTCTATACATACAGAGATTCTGATGTAGAAATAATGAATGAAGAGACTCCAGCTAATTGGTTTAATCAGTATAGTATACCTTGGGTACCTATTGATATTGATAATCATATAGATAATTCTGATGAACAGATATTATTAAACTTGAGATTTATTATTACTAAATTAGAGAGTGCAGGCTTAAATGAACATAACTATAAAATCTATTTCTCTGGTAGAGGCTTTCATCTATTGATACATAAAGATTGTTTTGGTTTTGAAGATGGTATAGAAAACTTACCATATATAGTTAAACAATCTGTAACTAATATGGCTACTAAATTAGGATTTATTAATCTCATAGATGAAGCTGTTTATATGAGAACAGCATTATTAAGATGTCCATATAGTCTTAATCCTAAAGTTAATCTATATAAGATACCTGTATCAAGAGATGAAGTTATGTATGAGAACTTAAACTTCATTAGATTCTTAGCTCAGACTCAGAGATTAGATTATAATTGGTTAGATTACTATAATGGTAATAAACAATTAGCAAGTTATGTAGTCACAGAAATACCTAAGATACCAATATTTACTACTTATAATGAACCAATAAATAACTATGCCTGTATTTATAAGATGTTTAATCAAGGTCCTATAGAAGGAACTAGAAATAATACTATTTTAGTATTAGCATCTCATCTTATGAGAATGGGTATACCTAGCGATTTAGCTAAGCAGCTTATGCTGATATGGAATAATAATAGTCTAAAAGAACAGATGGTTATAGAGAGAGTAGAACAAGTCTATAAGAAGAAATATAAATATGGTTGTAAGAATAAACTAATGCGTCAGAATTGTTCTACTAGATGTATACATTATCAGAAGCATAAGCTGTATGATGAAGCTCCTTCTATAGATGATATTATCAATTTAGCTAAACAAAGAGACTTCATTAAGGAATTAAAAGAAGGTATAGACTTAGGTAGAACTGTTGGTGCACCAGACTTTATAGTAACAAGAGGAGAGATACTTACTCTCATAGGTGTAACGAAGGCTGGTAAGTCTACCTTAATGAAGAATTTTATCTTAGGTATAGACTTTAGAAATAATGATAATTTTATTGAGAGAAATAGACGTAGAACTTTATATTATACTGCTGAACAATCTGCAGATTACTTCATTCTCGTATGTGCTCAGATACTTGAAGGTTGTACTAGAGGCTATGCTTTTGAGCATAAGAATGAATTATTAGATAAGTGGTATCACGTATTATCTAATATTATGCCTATAGATATAATGCCAGATATGAAAGAGTTAAGAGAACAGATAAATACTTATAATCCAGAGTTAATAGTATTAGATACTCTAGACCACTTCTGTGATAATCCTTATAATGAACATCTTGGGATAAAACAAACAATGATAGAACTACAAAAGATAACTGCTGAAACAGGAGTCATTGTTTATATAGTATCACAACCAAGAAGATTAGATAGTATAGAAAATGATATTAAGTTATTTTCTGGGAAAGGAAGTGGCTCTATAGAGAATCAATCTAGGAAAGTATTAGGTTTAAGCGCTCCAAATGAGAATGGTATAAGAAAATTCTTATTCCTAGCTAATTCATATGGTAGCTTACCTAATCATACATATAATATAGTTATGCAGGATAATATGAGATTTAAATTAGTAGGAGAAGAATAATGTATTACATAGGAATAGACCCAGGACTAAAAGGTAAAATAGCTATTATTAAAGATAACGAAATATTGGAAGTAATAGGTATTCCTGATAGAAGTCAGCCTGAAGAGTTTAGAAACCTATTCCAAAAATATTATAGTAAAATTGGAAAGAAATCCAAAAATATTATGATATATTTGGAAAAGCCTATCATTAAGCCTATGATAGGTAAGAAACCGTGTCCAAAGTGTAAGACACTAATGGTCTACCAATATCAGCAGAAAGGTATAGCAAATAGCCATATTAATTATGGTATTCTACTTGGAGTTATTATAGATAAGGGAATACCATATGAAGAGATTAGTAGTCAGGAATGGAAAAAATATTTTAGTCTTATAGGAGAAGATAAGAAATCTTCTATAGCTAAAGCTAAACAGTTATTTCCTGATGCTACTGATATGATAGGCAATAATGACAATATAGCAGAAGCTATACTAATCGCTGAATATGGTAGAAGAAAACATAGTAGTTAGGAGTTAAAATGGATATAAAGAAATATATTTATGTAGATGAAGATGGTGCTAGAGCTATCTATGATATAAGTCATAATAGACTTAAGAAGATGGATGAATATCTATATGTTGGAGATTTAATCATAAGTTATAGTAGGACAAATAAAGTCAGTATTGAAGTTAGCACTGATGAACATATATATAGTGTCTTAGACATATTAGAGTACAATCAGCCAGCAATGACTATTCTTGTTATTACTGTAGATTTAAGTTGTAGTAGTGTATATCTTTGTGATGCTACTCATATCTTTGGATATGAGATTAATACCATCATAAAGAGTTTAATTGGTGCGTATTATACTCAAGCTGTATTGGACGATGGTAATTATGAGTAAGTATCTATATATGTCACCAGCTTATACAGCTTATCTATTCTTCAGACCTAATTATGAACAAGATTTAGGACCTAATGACTATATGAAGAAAGGAGACATAATATACGTGTATTATGTAGGTGAAGGTCTAGCAAAGTTCATATTCAAATCAACTAAAAAGATGACGTTTGAAGAATATGCTACGGGTAAATATAATCCTAGCTTGAAATTAGGATTCTTTGCATCAGCGAATACTCTAGGTCAAACTCTTAAATCTATAGAACAGAACACACCAGAAGATAAGAAGCTTAGTCCTAGTCTTCTGTATAAGTTCATCAGAAAAACTGACTATATGTTACAACATAAACTAAAAAAAACGAGGAGTTTATATGCCAACCGAAAAGAATATACCACCAAGTAATAATCTAGATAATATGGAAATAAATAAGAATGTCTTAATCAAGACAATGAAAAAGTTCTTAGAACATAATCTAGTAGAAAACTATTTAGTTAATCCTAGATTTAAAGATAATCGTTTATCTTTGAGTTATGGTACAGTAGGAAAAGTAATAGATATAGTTATAGACATAGACTTTGAAGGCTATAACATAATTAAAGTAGAGGTATGGTATGGTGGTAATACGAATAAGTATTATAATCAAAGCATAACATTTAAACGCATCATACCAAGTAATGATGATATAGCGAATATAGTTGCTAATTTAGAAGACATATATAGTTATATGGATAAATTAGACGTAATCTTTGATGAATTAAGGAGTGAGAATGACTCAAAAGATAGTAATAGAGAATAAGTTAGCTCAGAAAGATGATGCTATCTTCTTTGATAGCAATTCATTTGTAGATGCTATGGGAACATATTATGTTCATTTGTATAATACTATGTTTGATTATTTACAAGATGATTTAAATAAAGTTCAATATAAATCTAAAGGTGATGACCCACATATGATACCTGGTCATTACTTTAAAGATACTCCGTATTTAATATTGCCTTATTTAAGTTATATGATAGAACATAATATAACAGATTGGAATATTGGTTATTATACTATTAGTCTTCACTATACAGATTGAGATAAGGAGAGTGAGTAGATTAGTCTACTCACTCTTTATTTTAAAAAAAATATATGAGATTACATCTAACTTCTAGGAGAATAAATGAAGGTTAAGACATTAGAAAAGTTAGCAAAGGATATGATAGATTATATTATTAATCTATCAGGTTTTGAACATATTGAAGACATCCAACTTAACGTAGTAGATAACTTAGAATCTGGTGATATGGCTGAATGTAATTATGACGATAGTCACGGATACATTCAACTGAATATAGCCAGTAATATGATTAACGATATAGAACAAGCTAAGTATGTAATCAGTCACGAGTTAGGTCATATACTTACTAGAGAGTTTCATACCTATTATGTTAACTTTGTAGGATTAGATGATGATGATATGACCTCTATATGTAGTAACGTATATGAACAAACAGCTGAAATATTAGCTAAGAGATTAGGTAGATTAATATTAAAACTATATGAACAAAAGGATAAGTAATATGGAGAATATGTTAACTGTAGCATTATGGCAAAAGGCAGTAGTATTATATCACGAAGCTCAGAAACAAGGTCAAGAATTAGGTAGAAAGAGATTAGCAGAACTACTGAATATTACAGATTCTCTAGCTAGAAAGATAGTCTTTGCCTTAAATAATCAAGACATAATCAATTGTACTAGTATGCAACTTGAGACTAAGGAAATAAAGAAAGAATTGTTGATAGGTGATATACATATACCATATCAAGATAAAGCTGCTATATCAGTTATGCTTGATTATGCAGAGGAGTATCAGCCTGATATAATATCTATAATGGGTGACCTTATAGATTGTTATGAGATTTCAGACTTTGATAAGAATCCACTGAGAGGCAAAAGACTATTTGAAGAGATAGGTGAAGCTAGAGAATTTCTCTATTCGTTACGTAATAGATTTCCTGATAGTAGAATAATATACTATTTAGGTAATCACGAGCAGAGAATAGAGCGATATATCTGTAATAAAGCTGAACAGTTAGCAGAACTTGTAGCAACTCTTTTAATTGATAAGTTAGAGCTTAAGGAATTGAATATAGAGTATGTAACAGAGCCTTTTGCTATAGGAAACTTATGGCACGTACACGGAAATGAGAAGCCAAAAGGAGCCTATAATCCACAACATATCTGTGATGTAATGATGAAGTATATCTATGATGATTTTGTAGTATTTCATTATCATAGAGTACAGACTCAGCTTTACAGAAGAGTAGGAGATAGATACTTTAGAGCTTATTCAGTAGGATACTTAGCGAAAGAGTTTGATTACTCAAAGCTAAATCAATGGCAACAGGGTTTCGCAACTTGTGAGTATGATGAGACTGGAGAGTTCACCTTCAATCAAAAGGTAATACTGAGAGGAGTCATACACTAATGAAAGAATATTATGTCAAAGTAGACAAGTTAGATGAGTATAGTAACACAGGATGTCATATATCAGGCTATACTGTGCCTATAGGTAAATACGAAGATGATATAGAAGCAAGAACAGGATTCTGGGATTGGTTCAGAAGTATACATTTCTATATGGACAGCTTAACTGATTATATAGATAATCATAGACAAGAACTAGCTAGAAATGGAGAAATTGTATACAATCATCTAACTTATAAGTTAATACCAGAAGACCAATTATAAAGGAGTAAAGGAGGATATAATGATAGCCTCAGAAAGATTAAGAGCCCTAGTAAGATACAATATCTATAATGATTTCATTAATGACATATTAGACGATAATCAGTATAGATTCTATCTAGATATCTTACTAGATATAGCAGACAAATATAACTTAGATGAAATCAAGGATAAGTATCATACTATAACTCAGATAATTAAATGGTTTAGAATGAATATGGCAGTAGAGTTACCAGAATTAGATAACTTTAGTGTAGCGTATCTTGTTGGTAATGAATTAGAATCTGGATTTTATACTATGAACGATAAAGGCTTATGGATAAAAACACAACTGAGGTTTAGCTATCCGTTGACTTTCACGCAAGGTATTAATATAACAGAGTATATCTATAAGGCTAGGACCTATGATAGTAAGTTTTATTTAATACAAATATCAGGTCCTATATGTGCAGTAATATCAAAAGAAGGTATAATAGCAGACTTAATATTACATCCGAGAATAGATAACCTATCAGATGACATTTATTTCAAAGAAAAGTTAGTAAATGTCATAGAAGAGATATGGTATTTAATTAAATATAATAAGAATATAGGAGATAACAATGAAACTGAATGAATTAGTAAGAACACTAGTAATAGCATTAGATGAAGGAAGTTCATCTAATAGTAACAAAGTAATATCTGATGAAGTAATCTTTTTTAGTAAGCATCCACCACAACTAGAGAAGAGCATATGTGAATATAACTTCTCAGAATTGATAGCAGTGAATGATGAAGTAAAAACTGAGAAACCAGAATGGCGTATCTACAGACTTAGTAGAGCTAATCTACAGTATCTATTTAATCCTGTTAATGTTTACAATGGTTTAGTAGTATTCTATGACCAGGTACTAGGATTATGGGATATGAAGTTATGTGACCATATCTATTTAAGAATACGAGATGATTACGAAGTTGTATCTGCATATTCAGATATACTTAGTGAGAATTCTCCATTAATGAGAATTATAAATTATTATCTTAAGAATAATGAAACTAGGATAGTATCAGGAAGTAGCAATATTAGATTTACACCATACGACCAGGCGTATATATATTCCTTAAGATAATCTAACTTCTAAATGATAAGAGAGTGAATAGTATACCTATCCACTCTCTTTTTTTTTAGCCTTTTTAAGCTTAGCTAATTTGTCTAGTTATACCATCAATAATCTCAAACACCTTAGTTGTATCCTTCATTTCAAAGTATAGGTCTATATAACTCTCATCTTGATTAAGATAAGCATATACATTAGATTTAACGTCTTTCAGTATATCAGGTATAATAGATATAGCATCAATCTGAGAGTAATTATCCCAAGTAATTCTAAGAGCTAATCCTTGAGTAAACTTATAGAACAAGGGATTAGTATGATACTCTTCTAGATTATCTTGAGCGTAGCTATTAGAAACGAAGGCTAGTAATACCTTTGGCTTAATATTACATTTAGCCAATGGAGGTAAGATATTAAGAGCAGTGAATAAGAGATTATTGATATAGTCATTCTTAAGGTGGAAGTTATGAGGATTGAGGTCCTCAAATGCTATATCTCCACCTAACTTAATTACGTCACGCATAGTAAACCTCGCTTAATTAACCGAACATATTAGCGTTAGCTTGTGCTTGAGCTTCTTCAGGACCAGGTCCTTGTTGAGCTCCTTGTTGCATCATTTCTTGAAGCTGTTCAACTAACTGTTGTAGTTGATACTGGTCCATAGATACAATCAGTTGGATTAACTGAAGCATTGCTTCAGGTCCAATCTGTTGTAAAATCTGCATAAATAAATCCATTTTTAGTCTCCTTGCAATTGATTTGTATACATAAACCTAGCAAACTCTGCTAAGCTTAGAATAAATTCATAAACCATATCATAGTCACATTTATAAAATCTGATAGCAGGCTTATATCTCTTCATTACTTCATCTGTAATACTCTCAGCTGAGAATCCTGCTACAGTTCTATTACGTATATACTCATACATATCGTATATCATATTCTTATATTTAGGTATCATAGTTATTTTCTATCCTGAGTTAAAAATAGTGGGGAATTTTAAGCGTTCTAGGTTGACAGCACTAAGTATATTAACTTCATTTATTTCATACCTTAAAAAATTTATTTGGCGTTGTAATGTTATCATCTTTTTTTAGGTAGATAAAATGTAAAGTTAGTTGCACGTTTACCATAGATAGCTAGATTTCTAGCATTCAGTTGGAGGTATGCAGGAGCTTTACCCATACTAGATTTTCTAAATACTCTTGAAGCTCGTTCTTCTGCATACTCTCTATCGTAACTGCTATTAGTAGACCAGAAGATAGGCTGAGGATTAGTTTTCCATACAGAAAGACCTAAGAAAGATTGGAAGTCTGTACCTAGAGTATTCTTTAAGAAGGTACTATTAACATCATTCCAATTACTAGGGTCTTTAATTCTCCAAGCTTCTAGGGCTCTTTCAAACCACCAGACTGGGTCTAACTTAGTAAGATTACCAAATTGGTCACGCATCTCTTGTCTTTTAGCGTATAATACACTAGTCTTACCACCTGTCATACCCTGTACTGTACTAGGATAAAAGATAGTATTGAAGACATATACAGGTAAATCCCAGATACGTTCTATTCTTGGCATAACTTCGCTTAAGCCCTCATCTGCATTTATTACATCTGCAAATCTGTTACCACCTAACATATTCATTACAAATTTAACATTATTAGCTAGTATCCTTTGATATGCTTCTTCACTAATATTAAGATTAAATAAAGGTGCAACTACAGAAGCATATAGTAAATTAATAGGATTTCTGAAATCCTGTAATGGATTGAAAGTTTCAGTATAGCCTATCTGAATACTATCTCTATCTGCAAAGACTGCATCTCTCATAAATTCATATATAGCAAAAGCAGCACCTAAACCTACCATAGCACTAGTATGCTTATATGCCTTCTTTAGCTCTGGAGTTAAAGTCTTACGTAGTTCAGGTGTAGTAATTGATACACCCCATCTAGCAAGTGCAGTAATGAAGCTTTCTACATTAGTTACCATAGGATGTCTAAAGACGTATAACATCTTAAACATTGCACCAGCTAAACATAGCATAGGATTATTAGTAGTATCACCTAAAGTATGAGCCCAGAACGGCTTAGCTAAAGGACTGAAATCTCCTAAAGCTTGCTGAGTATCATACCAAGCTCGTCTTGCATTACGCTCTATAAGATTTTTAATCTGGCTTTGAGTAAGCTCATCTACGTCTTTACTACGCTGATATACCTCAGGTCCTGCACCTATATCTTCTAGACAATAGTTATACAATAGACCTAAGTAATGCTCACGTAATCTATCTTCACTACCCTTCATAGACAATAGCCTACGCCAAGTAGTAGACATATCTACACCACCAGGTATTAAGCCTATGACTCCTTCACCCATTTTATCTGCCATCTTCTGTACTACACTATGTGCTTGGTCAATAATATCAGGATTACGTCCTGCAGGAGAAAACATTTCAAATTCTCTCGTTATACCTGGACCTAGCATCTTAGAACCATATCTATCAACTGCTAAAGCTAACTGATTACCTTGCTCTCTATCGTGTTCAAATCTACCCATTCTATGCTGTGTACCTGTAACCATAGTTAACATATAGTGACCAGCGATAGCATTATTAATAGCACTATTAGGACCTATTAACATCATAGCTGGTATAAGACCAAGAGCACTAGATATACGTCTAGCCATCTTAAGTGCTTTATTATTATTCTCTGGTTCAGTATCTATGATAGTAGCTAAGTCGTGTAAGTAAAACATTAAGCCTGATTGTATAGCTCTTCTATTACTATCTGCTAAGAACCAATTATAGTTCTTCTCCATCTCATCAGAAATCTTGTTATAACCTAATATTCTACTAGCTTCTTCAAACATAATACCTGTAGCTGTAACCATTGTAGTAGCACTATGATAGAAGTCTCCATCATCACTCATTATGTTATTAATACGATGTCTAGTAAAGCTAGGTAAATATACTAATTTCCTGTTGACATCACTATCATCAGCATAGAACGCTTCTAAGTAAGTAGCTTGTAAATGATTACCAGGCACATAATCAAACCTAGCTGTAAAGTCTTCTAACATCTTATTAAAAGCATCTATAGCTTCTTGATGTCTTGGATTAATACCTGCTCTATTCATACTATTCTGAGAAGTAGAATATAACTCATCATAATAACTCTTCAATATTCTAAAGCTTCCTAAAATACTATCATCAGATGCTATCTCTAGTAATAACTGATTATCATTAAGTGGAGAATCAGGATTAGCTTTACGAAACTTATCTATTTGGTCTTGTATATAATCTTTAGTATAGCCATAGTTAATAAGAGACCAATCTTTATCTCTATATTCTAAGTATTGATTATAAACTTCAATAGCTCCTGCAGGTTCTAATATTATATCATATTCCTGTAACTTTGCAGCTAAGGTTGTAGGATTAATATCACTAGTGTAACCACCATCAATTAAGCCGAAGGTCTTATTAAATATTTCTTGAGTTATACCATACTGCTTAAATATAGGGTTATCATTAACACTTCTCATCATATTATGAATATGATTGATTATCTTACGCATTGGTCCTTTAGTAAAATTATCTATCTGAGCTAGCTTATAATACACATCAGCTGCAGGTTCAAAATGAGTTACAAGATTAGGTCTATTACACCATAACTCAAAGCTTTTATTTAGACCAAACATACCTAGTAATCCATTAACTGCTTTATAAGCAAATAGATTACCATTCTGAGTTGCTTTATATAACTTATATGCAGCTTGTATTCTTGAAGATGAACCTGCATCTCTCAGTAACTTCTTAGGGTCATCACTAGCTCTGAATAGATTCTGAAATACACTCATTAGATAATTACTATATTTTAGCGCTTTCTCTTTATCATAAGATAACTCTGCTAAACTTTTAATTCTACCATTTGTAATCTTGTTGACTACATCGTCTATATTAGTTGATTCTATATCATACCGTAAGTATAGTGGTAATAAATCACCATTAACACCAGATTCATACATAAGCGCTAATCTTCTGGTATCATCTTCAAGTCCCATTAAGAATTCTCTTGCTACATTATTACTTGCAGGAGCTTCATATACACAATGTCTAGCCATTTAATTCTCCTTTAACAGCCTATAGCACTATCAGTATTTCTTTCTACTATACTGACACCTATTTTAGATAGTAGTCTATCATCAATTAATCTGATACTTTCATCAGTATATTGAAACCAATCTGGATGCTCTTTTAAAACATTAATATCTATCTTATAGTCTAGACCACCATCACCTTTAATACTTTCTGCAAATCTTTTCAGGAAGGTAGAAGTTATACCATAACCTGCATAGATTAAATCTCGTTGAGTAATATCATCTACCATACCTGTCATTGCAGAATATAGAGCTTTGTATCTAGCTCTCTGCATATCATTAGCTTTAGTATCAGATAATAACTTTATGATAGAATTATGAAACGATTCTACTGATGCTTCTTTGCCTTTGATAGTTAATTTACCAAATATTCCAGCTTGAACTCTTTGAGTCATACCATATTTCAACTTCTTGCCATCATTTAAAAATGGTGTGAGATATGTATCATTAGCTAATTCATAAGAACTAGCTACAGCACCAGAAGTAGCTATATCTACATCTATACCAAGCGCATCTAACATTTGTCGTATAACTGTTCTATTTACTAATGTACCTGCAGCAGAAGTAGAAGATTGGATAGTGTAATATATCATATTAATTAAGTCTTCTTTATTAGATGCTCCTACTAATCTTATAGGTCTAGTACTCATTAAATCTGCAGCTTCTTTAAGAGCGCTTGGTCTGAAATCTATGAAGGTATTATTAGCTAAGAATCTAGCTTGATTAAATATAGTATAAGCTTGCTCAATAATCCTAGCTTTTTCACCGTAAGGTAATAAAGCTCGTTCATCAAATAACTCAGCGAAATCTTCTGCTGTCATATGATGTAATCTATTATATGGGTCTACCCACATATTATAGCGTAAGCCGTGTATGTAATCATCTGCAGAAGTTAGAAAATGAGCTACTATAGCTACATTATGTGGAGCTTTACTAAGTTTAATTGGGTCATTAACTAAGTTAACACAGTAGTTATAAAATTCGTCGTATTCTTTATCAGAATAGGGTAAGGTATCACCAGGTGATAACATAGAGTTAGCTATATCTACATACTTAATATGCTTATCATAAAGCTCTGTAATTTGGTCTATAAGCTTATTAGTATCTTGGTCAGTTTCTAATTCATAGGATAGAGGAGCGCCTAACATCTTATGTATCTTTTGCTTAAGCTCAAAATAATATTTGTCAGATAAGGTCTGATACATATTCATTAGATTAGGCTCGTTATATTTGTTCTTATAAAAGTCATAAGGCACAGCACATAATACACCAAATCTATTAAATGTAGATATTCTAGGAGACCTAGAGCTTACAATTAAGACAGTTGAAGCTGCAGCTTCTACTTGTTCTGATAGTCTAGTTAATATACTTATCTTAGTTGCATCGTCAGTACTATCATCTATGATAGCTCTGAATGTATCAACACCACCATTTGTCTTTGTATAGTCTACATAAGTAGCGCTTGCTTGTTTAGTTAATTGACCAGGTCTAGCTACATAGAGATTATCTGTACCAGCTATATTGACTTTAATAAAGCTGTTATCTAAGACATCTGTATATGCGCCACCAGCTTCTTTTATACGTAAGATAGCATCATTAATACCTGTACCTTCAGGTATAGCATATATGCCTTTAACTGGTATAAATGGAGTATTAGGTTTACTTTCAATAACTGCTATATAGTCTATATAAGATAATCTGAAATGGACATAACCTACTTCATTACCAGCACTAGTCTTCATTATCCATCCAGTCTTAATAGTGTCTAGACCACCTAATACTTTCATACTTTGTAGCTTATTGTCAGGACCACCCTGTATTAATACATAATTATTTCTATTAGCTTTATTTCTTACTTGATAATTCTCAGGTGCTAATTGTTCAATTAATGCTGCATCTGTATTCTTAAGTAATTCATAAACTTCTTTATTAGATTGACTAGTGATAGTTGGTTTCTTGTTAAATAATACAGAAGCATCCCAAATGTAGTTATCTGAAAGTCCTGCAGTATAAGCTGCTATACCTTGATACATACGAGTAGCTTGAGAAATAGCAAGACCAAAGAATCTACCTGGAGGCATAGAGTAACCATTAACTTGATTACCTTGAAACTTTGTAATGAAATCGTTCTGAACTAAATCAAATACCTTAGCTTGATGATAACAAAGATAATCTAATATCTCATTATCATCTAGTTTAGTATTCTCTGGTAAGTCTAATTGGTCTACTAAAAATCTAGTAACACTCTCTCTACTCATAGGTATAGAATTCATAGCGTCTTTATCGTAATCACCAGACTGGACATATGCAGCCTTAAGACTTATACCCCAAGAATTATCGTGGTCTACATCAAATATTCTGGTCAATATTACTGGTACATAATGCGCTTCATTATCAATAGAATACCTAGTAACTAGTAATAAGAATACATCTTCTGTACCATCTCCAGTATCTATCTTTAACTTCACTAATGGAGAATCTTCTAAAGAGGCTAAGTAGTCTAACATAGCTCTACCATCCTTAGTAGTAGCTTCATTATCTAGTGTACCATAACCCTTACTTCTTTCTTTAGTATTCTCTGCTGCTTCCCAAGCTCTTCTCTCAAGAGATGTAAAGTTGTCTGTATTGAATTTACCTGATGGGTCTACATTAGTACCAGTATCATTATAAGACTTTAAAGCTTTGTTATGTAACTTTTTCTGCACCATCTCAGCAAGTAATTTTATTGATGCAGAACCTGTAAATTCAGGTTTTAAATCATATTCTTGAGTAGTTTTATCTATAGTCAATAAATGCTTTGACTGGAAATATCTATCAAGCTTAGCATTCATTAGATTATAAGATTGAGGATAATTAGTAGCATCTCCAGGCATATAATCAGGTTCATAGGTTATTCTACCATATGAACTATCACCACCATCAGATCTACGTAATCCAGCTCTTATAGCATTATTACGATGTCTAAAAGAATAGTAGTTATTACTCTCAGCTCTTTGAGCAACAAGAGCAGTATTAAATTTGAAGTTACCTATAATCTGACCACCACCACTGAAGTTACATTCTTGAGAACAAGGTGTACTAGTACCAGCTCTATCATAGACATCGCATTGCTTAGCTAAACCAGTTAGAAATATCTTAAATACTGCTTCTCTTTGATTATCTGTGCCTACATTATAAAGATTAAAGTTATGTGGCTTATAACCCCAAAGTGCTAATTCTGTAGGTTTTCTTACACTAGATAAATCTATGAGACTTGCTAACATAGGTGAACAATACTTAAGACTTTCTGAACCTATTAATACATCTACTCCTTCAGGTAATACATCAGAAGCTACAAAGTTAACCTTCATTAATGACCCAAAAGATTTAATCGTTAGACCACCAGCATTAAAGATAGTCTCTAAAGCTCTAAGTATCTTTGAGGATACATATACTGTCCCATCATTAGTATTGCCTATATTAGTGATAATATCATCTGCTACAGCGATAACGGGAGTTCTGCCCATAGATTTGATAATAGTAGAGTATACAGCATTATGTAAATCAGGATGTAGTAATACACATTGTGCAGTAAGTGCACTTAGTCTCTTAGGTAAATCTTTGGCTGCTATAGCTGGTGATATACCTTCAGTAATAAAAGCATTATAAACATAGCGCATAGCTTCTTGAGCAGTAAGAGTCTTACCTTCACCAGGAGTCATTACATCCCAAGTATGCTTAAAGAAACCAGGAGTATCATAGCTTCTTAAAGCTGATTCATAAGATGCTAACATTTCCTGTTTAAGATTCTGAATACGCTTTATATATTCCTGCTGAGTATCAGCATCAAGTAGTCTATAGAATCTCTGAAATTCTATGTCTTCTTTTGAAGTATTAGTAATAATGTCTATATAGTCATCTATTTCTTTAAAGATAGCGTCAAGTTGAGCATTATCAGTACTAGGTATAATAGCATTAAATTTCTTAATAATAGAAGATAGATAATCTGTTTTATTAAAGACATCAATTAAATCTTTTTTAATTCTAGTACTATAATCAGATATACTTTTCTTGTCTTTATTAACCCATTTGTATATATCTCTCTCTAAAGTGACATCACTTTTTACAGTATTGATAATCTTTAATAATTCAGGAGTTAATACTTCATTGAGATTAATTTCTTGACCTGGATTCTGAGCTCTGAATTCTTCTATCTTCTTATCTGATTCTTCAAGCGCTTTATTTAAGATTCCGAAATGATAATCTAATACTTCATCTGTAAATACACTTATTCTATTAGGAGCTTGTGGTGTTGTAGTAGGCTTCTCAGGTAATAGATTAGATAGAGATACAGCCTTAGATATGCTATATATAATATTAGCTAATTTCTTAAAAGCATTATCTACATTAGCCTCACCTTGTAGAGCTTTATAAGTATTATTAGCATTACGTAATAGAGCTAGAGCTTCATTATTATCCATAAAGGCTGCAGACTCTTTTACTATCTGCTCAAAGTTATCTTTACCTAGTAAGCTATACCAATAAGCTGGATGATTCTGAATATAGTTTGATAAGGTCGCTAATTCAGGTGCATCAAGAATATCAAATATCATCTTCTGATAACTGACAAATTGGTCAAAGATATGTCTTAATTCAGATACAGTACGTGGTTTCTTAGTTATATATAGACTATCCTGAGTTGAACCATCCTGGTCTATAACTATATAACCAGCCTTAGTAATCTTCTCATTGATATTTAGTAAGTCTTCTGTACTAACATTATGTAAAGATACTTGTAGTATATTTAGATTTCCAAAAACTCCACCTGCATAATGATTCTTCTTAAAGCTTACATTATGTATAGAAATGTTTGGACCTAAAACTTCCTGTAGTTTTCCAGCTTCTAAGTCTACACGCATAGTCCTTTCTTTAAGACTACGCATAGCTAAATGTCTTACAAGAGTAGTAAGACAAGGTTTATTATTAGAATCTATCACTAACTTAATCTGAGGTGCTTTCTCTTTAAGTTTATTCAATACTTCAGTAGTGAGAGTATTAACGAATTCAGTAGATACATTCTTTATATTATCTTCATAATAGCTATATAAGCTATAATATAGATAACTTACAGCCTCATCAAAATCAGGAAAACAAGATTTGATTAAGTCAAATAAGTCATCTACATCAACTGATTTAAGTTCGTCATTCTCCCATACATCCCACATTCTAGGAAATTCCTGTAAATCTTCAGCAGTAGGCATTAATGGTTTTAAAAATTCATCAGGCTCCATAGGCATCCAAAGTTTATCAAATAAATCTATCTTTGCCTGGTCTGTAGATACATCTCCAACTATATTTATCTTACCTGTATTTACATCATAGTCAGTTATCTTGATATTGTAATCGCTTAAAAATTTATTTATATTCTCTAAGAATTTCTCTACACCAGCTTCTGTAGAAGGTAGATTATAATTATGTTTAGTCTCTATGAATCGCTTGTTAACCCACTTGAATAGATAGATACCTAATATACTATTGATTACATCCATATCTTCAGTAGTAAATTTAGCCCTAATTTCTGCATCCATATTAGCAAATTCTCTCATAATATTCCAAGATTCTTCTATTAAGGCTGAGTTAACATTTAGATTCTTACCGTTCATAGTAATTAAATTATCATATTCGTAAGTAAGTGGAGCTCTAGGATTAACAGCACATAGTAGTCTTATAGTATTATAAAGCGCCCTCTTATCTCCTAAGTCTTCAGTTTCTACATTTAAGTCTAATAATTTAAGTGTATGTTCATCAGCTACGAATAGAGGTGAGGTATAAGACTTTGCAACACGCATAATCTCATAATCTTTTATATCAATTATAAGGTCAGTAATAGGTATACCTCGTATAGTAGTAGTCTTAAATTTAGCTCTGTATGGAGCTAATATTTTATCTAAATGTAATACTCTATTCTGTACTTCTTGATAGTCTGATAGATTAGCGTATTTAAAGAAGCCTTCTGATAATATTTTTAAATCACCTTTTACTCTCATTATAGCTAAAGCTTTATTTTCATCAGAGATAGTATTATCATTGAGTGTCCACTCTAGACCCTCCATCTTAGACTTCATTAGTAAAGCTGTAGCCTTACCTAATCTATTAAGTACATCTCCAAATGAACTTATAGGTTCTTTATTAAGTATGCTTTCTATAAATGGTTGTAAGTCTTTCATTACCTTATAGATAGTAACATTACCATCTACCACAGTCATTAACTCATCCCAAGAACGAAGTATGTTAGGTTTTGCGTTAGGGTCACCTGTAGCCTCTATATCACCAGTCTCAGTTCTGCGTATCATACCCCGCTTTTCCATTTGTTGAACGCTTTTCTCTTGTCTCTTAAAGAACCATTCCATTATCTTAGCTATTTCCATTATAGCTTTCTCGTCGTATTTAACAATAGGAGCATCAGGACTTTCGTTTTCTTTGATTCTATCAATGAGTGCTACTTCTGCATCTCTTAATAATTTAGGGTCATTATAGTTAGCTAGTAAATCGTCAAAGCCTGTATCAACTAATTTACCATCTTTTACTTGTGGCTTTAACATTTCTTTAACCTTTAGCGAAGTAGCGTATGGATTATCAGTCTTATCAGCTAATTCATCTAGGGTTCTATATATCTGACCTTCAATGTAAGATATAATATCTTCTGCAGTATACTTACCACCTCTAGTAAGATGAGTAAAGTCAAATCTTTTTAGAGATGACATATAAGGTGCTATAACTTGAATAAACTCATCTTGAGTAAGTCTTACTCCGCCCTTATTCTGTTCTGCAGTTGTGATAGCATCAGTAATAGCTTGACCAAAAGACTTAGCTAATACTTGAGCTCTATTCATATCATTGATTTCTAGCTTAGTATATTCAGTAACAGCAAAAGCAGACTCGAGTATATTAGTAGTATTAAAGAAAGCATAATAAAACTCAGCACAAGGTAATCCAGTTACTGTACCAAACCATTTAAATATCTGATTACTACGCATTTCAGTAGCTAACCAGAAGGTCATATAATCACTAAAACTAAATCTACCTTCTCTAACTCTAGTAATGTAATCACTTTTAATTTCAGGGTCACTCATAAGTTGGTGCATAGCTTTAGCATTACCTGGATATAATCCCCAAGTAAGAGTAGCAAATTTCATAGCATTCTCTGCAGCTCTACGATTAGGGTACTTCTTGATAGTATCACCAAACATCTCAGTCCACCAAGATTTCTCATAGAGACCTGTAGGTGCAGCAGTCTTCTTTGCTAAGAAATTACGATATGCACCAGAGCCTATAACCATAGCAGAACGCATAGCAAAGTCTGTAGCAAATTTAGCTATAACATCATCAGGTGCACCAGATAGGTCATAACGTCTCATTTGCTCAGCTGAATAGTCTATAAAGTTCTTTGTCAAATGATGAACTCCATAGTCAATACCCATATCTACTAAAGTATTAGCTACTAGATTCTTTATAGGAAACATACCTAATCTAATGATATTATTAGTTGAGAAATGATTTAATACACGATTAAGGTCTTTAATGCCTTCTACATTACCAGTTATACCTGATAAAGCAGTACCTGCTATCTGACTAAATGCTAAGCCTATACCTGTAGTTACAGCATCATATGCTGCACCCCATATGTATTTAGAAGTATTAAATGGCTCTACAAATCCAGTAGCAGTATTATACTCCATTAATCTGCCTTTACTAACATTAAGAGCCCATAATCCTATCATACCTAAGCCCTTAGCTACAGCTACGTTTTCCATTATAGAACCAATATAGCCTACTATATTAGCAGTTGTTCTAGCTGCTTTAGGTAATAAAGATAATTCAGGGTCACTATATATGTTTTCTTCTAAAGCTGCTTGTCTATAGTCTGTAACAAATCTAGGACTATTACCAGATATATAGTCATAAGCCTTAATCGCTAAGTTACCTATATTAGTCTTACTAGCAGCTAAAGATATAAATGCACCAGTAGGAGACCCAACATCTAATCTTTCACCAGTCTTAGGATTAATATCTAATAGACTGACATACATATTCTTAACCATAGGATTAATGTAGTCAGACATAAGAGGATAGCGTGTATCTACTACGCCAGACTTATCAGTACTTTGTAAGAAATTAACCATAAGAGGCATAGTATCTTCATTCGCAATAGCCTGAGCTAAAGTCATATTAGGTAAATTTGTTCTAGTTATATTAACATCAGATAAGAATGGTATATTAGAATAACCTAATGGTTTAATAAATATGTTATCTATAGCAGCCTTCTGAGCTGTTTCAGGGTCAAGTCCTGCAAGAGTATGTGATATAACAGAATCACTATAAGCTTCAGCTACTTTATAGATGATACCCTTAGCTAAAGATTCAGCAGGATATTTAACTATATCCTCTTTTGTTAATCCTAAGACTTCAGGATTCATAGATACAGCCCAAGCTAAAGTCTTACCTCCACCTCTATTTTTATTCATATTAGCTAGAACGCTATTAACTACTTGACTATAGAATTGAGTATTATTTAGCAGGTATCTATAGACATCCTGGGTTATCTGTGGTTCTATTTGTCTTACTTGATATATTGGATCCAATTTACTGTCCTCTATTTAATGTAGGTGGTGTATATACTTGAGTATATTTAGGATTCATAACATCCTTCATTTCAATACTATGCTGACGTAACATAGTATTAAGAAGGTTTAACATAGCATTTTGTAGTTTAGGTTTATTTTTCTTATCTCCACCAGATTGTAGATATAATTGAGCTATGTCAATGAAGTCTTTAAGACTATACATAGGTATATTAGCATATGGACTAGAAGTACTTCCATAAGCTGCAGCTTGAGCCATAGATGCTGCATAGGAAGCAGGTAAATATTTAGATGAAGCGGCTTGAGCTAAACCAGATATACCTTGAGCGCCTTGTTCAATTATAGATAAGGCTTTAGCAAGCTTATAGCCATCTGGATTAGCTTCTATCTGAGATTTAAGATATTCAAGCTTAGCTAGTTCTTGACTAGCTGTATTAATCAAATTAGCAGCTAAGCTTTCATTACCACCTTGCGATAAGAACATAGCAGCTGACATTTGATTTCTAGCTTGTTCAATTCTCTTTTCAATATCTTTCTTTTCTACATTTATGTCCATTTTAGACATATCTAAAGCCTTCATTGCTGTAGCTATAAGCTGTTGCATTTGTGGGTCTACAGGTGCACCTGCATTAGTTACAGTAGTTTGAGTAGTAGTAGTCTTATGAGATGTCGTAGGCTGTTCTTCAGATTTCTGATTAGGTGCTATAGTATTCAAATAAGGTGTAGCTATATTAAAAAGACCATTAATTAAATCAAGTTGGTTTGTGACTGGTTTATGTTCAACTAATGCCATTACTAACCTCCTATTACACCTGATAGATATTTAATTAAATTATTCATTTCAGGTGTAGATTGATACTGAGTTTCAAGTATCAAGGCTTGATGTATCAGAGGTTGTATATAGGTCATAAAAGCGTTATCTCTAATAACAGGGTCTAGACTTCTAAAAGCCTTAACATAATTATCTATAGCATTAGATAAAGTTTCTGGACTAGCTACCTTATCTATATTAGGTACATAGCTTCGTAATGCCGCCAAGACTTCATCTTTAGACATTTTTTGTATATTACTAGTATCTATATATCCTTTCTTTTTACCAGTTTTAGGGTCATCATATAAGATAACGGGTAGACCACCAAAATAATTCTTAGCAATTTTTTGTTGTTTTGCTATAACATCATTAGTAAAGTCTATATCTGCTTTACTTTTACCACCAAATCCAGCTTTTCTAGAAATATTAATAGTTTGTTCGTTGTGTTGATTAATAACATCTATAGATTCACTTACAGCATATCTATTAATAATTTGCTTTACATTTTCAGAATAGGTTGGTAGATTAACTAAAGCGTAAGCCTTACCAGCTAAATTAGCTTGATTAACAAATTGATTATAGTTTGTTATAATAGTACCTACAGCATTCATTAGATTAGTTTTAGTTTGATTACTAGTATTATTAACTGTGTTAATAGTATTAATTAAGTTATTAAGCTGATTATATAAATCTTCATTAAATACTATAGGCTGAGGTTGTTGATTAGGACTAAGGAAATAAGGCATATTAAAGCTCCTATCTATTCCATTGTTTATAATAATATTGATATATAGAAGGTAAGGATTCTAAGTCATTAGGATATAGCGATTTATTAAAATTATAATATAAAGAATTAGTAAGACCAGTATTATTTTCATCTGTAGATTGAGTAGTAGCAGTAGTATTCTTATTCTTAAACTTACCTAATACGAAATCTGTAAGATTAAATTTATTTTCACCAGTAGGATTACTAGTTAGACTATATCCAAGACCCATACCACCCATAGAACCTTTCAGAAATCCTTTTAAACCTGCATTCTTAGTACTAATAGTAGCAGGTCTAGATGCTAATAATTGAATAGCTTGAGTTTGAAATTGATTAGCATTATTATGTATACCAGTAAGCTGAGAATTTAATCCTTCTGATACAGAGCTTAATACTTGTGGATTATCTTTGTATTTATTAACCATAGCAGAAGCCCAATTATAAGCAGATTGAGCAGCAGCTCCTTCTTTGATTGATAAAGCTCTAAGATTATTAGCCGCTTCTTCAAGTTGCTTACGCTGTTCTCTTACTTGTTTTGCAAGTTGTTTAGCTTCTGAATGTTCAGTTATAGCACCAGAGATACCACCTAGTATACTAGTTAAAGCTATAGTTAATGGGTCCATTATGACTCCTTGTATTATTCAATTAAAGAAATAGTAATAATTTCTGAATAATCACTTATTTGTTTACCAAGCTTATCACTTACAGATTTTACTCTTACATAGATTGTAGGATAAATAAATTCATCACACTTTAAGATAAAGTCTTTAATAGAAGTATCAGTATAGATTATCTTATTAAAGTTTTTTGTATCTGATACTTCAAGTATATGATAGTTATAATCAAAGGTTTGATTTACTTTGATTATCTTAGTATTAGGATTATCAGGCTTAGTAGTTACAGGATATTCAGTTTCAGGGTCTTTCTCTATTTGAGGAGGTGGTAATATTTCTCCAGGTAATCTTTCTAGTTCTATCTTACCATTAGTATATTTACCTATCTGTAGTTCATCAATATCTTTATTAACATATGCAGCTTCATAATATATAACAGCTCCTCTATATGGTAATAGATGATTTGGTATATCTAAAGGAAAATCAGCTACTTCTAATATCTGAGGATAACCACTGATAAGCCATTTATGTTCTTCATCATAATAAAGACTAAGTATGATATGAGTAATATCTTCTGGTATATTATTTAATTTTAAGTAAGCTTTTGTATGTTGTTCATCATTATCAGGTATAATATCAGGTTCTGGAAATACAGGTGTATTAAGCTTAATAGTATCATTTAATATAGGCATAGCGTGTACTATCCAATTGATATTACGTATTATACCAGAACAATTAGTAATTCTATAAGAAGCCGTACCTACAGGTATAGATTTAGGTAATTTTATTACCTCTATTAGATTAGTGTTATTCTTAAAGCTTTTATAGAATACATTACTGAAGTTAGAATTTATTTCTATATCAAAGTCATATTTACTGACTTCAGGATTGAATTCTATTTGTAATCCGTCTAATAATAAGTGATTACCTTCTTGTAAAGGAAAATAGAAATCACTACTCTTAATATTAAAGTTATTACGAGTATTAATAATTACTGGTATATAAGCATTATCATCATTATGCTTACGTAACATTATGTAAGAAGAATCAATGTCATCTATAACATCTAAGCTCTTTATATTATTATAAGTAGCTAAAAGATATATGTTATTGACTTGTAAATCATATATAGTAACTACATAGTTATCATATATAATTAAAGCTAGACCTAAGTTATTTATAAATCTTATATAAGCCTTATGATTAGGACTTACAGATATAGATTTAATAGCTAAAATATTATTCCGATTAATAGAATAGATAGTTACTTTGTTATTATAATAGGCTGCTATAAATAATGTAGTATTATTAAAGTAAGGCTTATCTATTATCATACCATCTATAGAAGCAAGATAGTATGTATTATTCTCACTAGTGATATAGATATGAGACTTATCATTATTAGATATAAATATGTATTGAGCTATGCCATAATAGTTATTAGAAGCTCTTGGTATTTGATGTTGAAGATGTTCTAAATCTGCAGAGAGCTTATATTTATTAGAAGCTAAGTATAGATTATGCTTATCAGTAACTATAGTATTATTAGTTACATCTAATAGTTTATGTCCATTAATATATTCGCCATTATAGGCTATCATATTAATGACATCTAGAGTATATAATACAGAAGTAGGAGTTCCTAGCTCATCTATAGCACTAGGTTGTATCATTTGTATAGTTCCTAAGTAGGGACAGACATTAGCGATATAATAAGTAGTATTAGTAGAGATAATCTTATGTATAACTGCCTTATTACTATTAACCCAAGCTAAATCTAGGTTAATTAGTTTAGATTGATTATTAACTAGGTTATAAGATTTTATTTGTTCAATAAGATTATTGACAAAGAAACCAAATATCTTCTGATTATGATAAGCTAACCAATTATCTTCAGATATAACAAAGTTCTTATATGGTAATAAAAATTTTCTATAATTTCTTATCCAATAATGTTGCTGACCTTGTGCATCATTCCAGTTTATAGGACCATTAATAGTAAAGAAGTTATTAAGTAGATTACTATAAGTTGAAGGTAAGATTATGCTATATCCACCATATCTAGTATTAATAGGCATACAATGAGGATAGAGTATAGGATATACATCTGTAGTATAGTATTCACTAGTAATATGTTGATATTCGGTATGGCTATTATATATAATATCATTCGTTATGAGTGGACGCATAAGTCCATAGGATAAGCCTAAATTAGTAATTCTATCATTATAAATATGGATATTAGAACCTATAATGTTTTTAGTAATAATGTCTTTAATACGAGGTACTCTATATAAACTAAGATTCTGAGATGCTAGTTCTGTATTAGGATTAACTATAGTATGATTAAGATTAGCATCATTAAGTTCAATCATAGAAGATTCAGATGGTATAGTCAGTGTAGACTTATTAGGTTGATTAATAGTTATGTTCTTAGATAAGTTTTGTGTTTCTAGTACTTTATTTGTTACAACTATTTGGTCTATAGTATTATAACCATCATTATACATTAGCGGATTTATATCAGAAGCTAGACAACGAGATGAAGATATAGTTACAATAGAGTTACCAATTAATAAATTTATAACATAATCCTTTTTATTATGTGATAGATTTCTAGGATATTTATAGATATAGTCACAATTAAAAACCTTAGAAGAAGCTGATATATTAGATGTCTCAATAGATATTAAGTTTTCAAGGTTAGGTGGTAATATATATTTACCATCTTCTAATTCCCATCCAAATTCAAGATGTAATTTTTGAGTAGTTGTACTACCTCGTATGACATTACCTTCATCATCATAGGTATCTTCATTTATGCTTTCAGGCTCGTAGAATATGAAGACTACAAAGTATTCATTACCATCTTTAAATAATCTCTGTACTCTATAACCTTCGTATTCATAAGGTAACATATCAATAATATTATTAGCCCAAGACTGTAATCTAGGATAACCTAGCCACATAGATTGAATATATGGAGCATAATAAATAACTTTAGAATTGTATTCTAAAACTCTTTCAGGTAGACAAATGAAGTATTGACCACCACAATAGGTTATATTAGGATTAGCAGATGATAATTCATATTGATTAGTGGGTGTATCATTCTGAGTAGGCTGTCCAATACCAATCTTCTTATATTTAATAGAACATAATTTATAAGTAGTATTAGCCTCAGCATCATCAGGTAAAGTATATTGAACTATAATACAATTAGTTAAACGAATAATAGGTCTATCAGGTAGGTTTAGTCCTGATTGTTGAATATTAAATAAATCATCTGGATAAGCGCTAGGGTTATATACGTGTATAGGTTGTTCTATTTCTCTAATATTTACTGATGCTGAGTTGTTATCATACTCATTAAGAGTACACATATCTCGTATAGCAGAATTATAATAAATAATAGCAGGATTGTCTTCTAAACTATGTCCCCAGGTATATTTTACTTTAGCTGATATAGTTTGTTTAGTATTAACGTCTGTTATACTATCAAGATTATATATAGGCAGATTAACTGTATACTGTGCATAGCCAACACATTTAGTATTACCAGGACTAAAATTACCATCTGTATCAGTCATAATTGTACATAGTTTCTCTGAACCTATAATTGGTATAATAGGTATTACTAATACGCCTTTATTATGAGTATTATTTTGTCGTTTAGTGGCATAAAATTGTATAATAAACTCATTATCAGTAGCGCCTATATAGGTACCAGTAAACATATGAGAATTAGAAGGTTGACCTATAACAGCCTTAGGATGAATGCCATTTATTTCAAGAGGTATAGACCTGAGATTACGATAATTATTAGTTCCTAAACCAAAAATAGATAAGTGATTAGAATAGCTTTCTGGTATACCAGGAGGTGATTCAATATACTTCATAACACTATATTCAGATTTAGGTTCTAAAGCTACAGATTTCTGAGGTCTTATCTCACCTGTAACAGATTTAGTATCAGTATATTCTGTATTAGTTAAGATAGTTCTATCCATTGGATGGATAGTATTAACACCCATATTCTCATAGTCTATAGCAGGTAATTGTAGCTCAAAAGATTCAAATACCTTAAAGCTATTTCTTTCTACTTGAGGATTAACATTATTAGCAAAGTTGCCTATGTCAGATTTCTTATAAGCCATATGGCATTATCCTATAATCACTAGGTTCAGGACCAATGATAGATACTTTATTAGAGACTATATTTATAAGTTGTAAGAATACTTGAGATAATACTAAAGATGTAGTAGAATCATTAGTACTCATACACTTATATAATTCATATAATAAATCAGTAAATATGTCTAATTCTGCAGGCTTACTAGCTAGGACTTGTATCTCATCTGATAAGTAGTTAGCTATAATAGTAGGCTTATCAGATATAAGATTATGTTGAAACCATTCATAATTACAAGACTGATAAGGATATATATAGTTAATAGGTAAGGCTGTATAGGTATAGCTATTATATATCATACCAGGTTCTAAGGTATCTATCTTAACATTACCTGTTAATATATAGATAAATGACAAGAAGACTGATAAGTCATCTAGTATTTTATCTGGTATAGAATTATTTATAAGATTCATAATCTAAAAGGTTCTATTGTACCTGCAGTATCTATCTTTACTTGTAGGTCTATATTGTTTTCACTAATCAAGTTCTTAGTAAGATTAGATATATCTTTCATAAGATTATAAGCGTTAATAACATCTTTATATTTAAGTGTAAGCCATAATCTATCAAGGTAATCAATTAACTGAGGATTAGGTATTCCATAAGTAGCAGTTAAAACACCATCCTCTGAAGCAAAGAGATAATTATATTTTATTTTAATCTTTGGATTATCTGGTAAATCTGTAGTCTCTACTGTAGAAGCTAAGTTATCTTCATAGTGATGATGAGTATCTATATCGTCATATTCAGCATTGTAGATAGATAACACATTAAGATAGTAGACATTATCTTGACTTACTTTAATATTATGTGCTCTAATATGTATATGAAATACAGCGGGTATAATAGCATTTAAATCATAAGTCATAGGTAATGATGTCTCCTATCTTTGACCAATTAGTAGGCATAAGCTGAGTAGTATATCTATTCAGATAGTTAATTAAATTAAGTGCTATAGCTTCATATCTAGATGCAGAAGCTAAGTCTTGTATATCTTTATTGTATTCATACATAGCATAGGCTAGAGTAGGTAATAGTAAGCCTTGAGGTATCTCATTATCTATTATTTGAGGACATAAGTATACTATGAGATTAAAGTAAGCTTCATTAGCCGCTATAATAGAGTTAAATAGATATAGTTTACCACTAGGCATATAAGGTCTAAAAGTAAAGTTTAAGCTTGATTGATAATGTTCATCATAAGTAAACTCAGATATATCATAAGACCGTTCTTCACATTCTATATCTTTAATATCCTTAAGTTCATATAGAGCATTATCTATATTGATATATCCTCTATTGTCTACTATAGGCTTATTAATCATATTAAAAGCATATCCACCTATAATAATAGGTGCGAGAGTAAGCTTATACTTAAGATTATCAAAGCCCTTACGTATATAATTCTCAGTTAATAAAGGATAGTCATTAATAATGTCATCAATCTTCATAATGGTAAAGTTACATCAGTATTAATATAAAAATCTGTTATGTAATGTATGCCCTTAACAAAATCAATTTCTATGTTGACATACTCATAGGGTTCTATCTCTAATTTCTTATAGAAGAGATTATACCCAGTTCTTTTTGATTCAAAAGTATCAGATATAGTTCTTATACCAGACGAACTAGAAAACGTTAAATTCAGCCTAATTTGACCCTTGTAGAGGCAATCTGCAACAAGAACATAACTAGAGATAACTCCTTTAGTGCCACTGTGGATTAAGTTTTGAGTTTTAAGTTTCATATTCTAAGCTCATAGCTAGTAGATATATGTATCTGTATATCTTTATTTGGAGGTTCAGGTAGAGTATAATAGATTACACCTATAGGCTCTTTTGAGTTTACTTTTAGTTTTCTATTAGTTAAGACTCCTAAATCTATAAGGTCATTATTTAGAGTTAAACCATAGAAATGTAGAGGGTAATCATCAGATGAGGATATAGTATCTATCTGATTTAATACTCCTTGTGCTATCATAAGATACGGCTTAGAGGTATAAGTATTACTCATTTCTTTTTAGTTGTCTTTCTAGTAGTAGTCTTCTTAGGTGCAGTCTTTTTAGGTTTAGGCTTTTCTTCATCTGGAGGAAATACTTCATTAAGTTCTTCTGGACTTAATTCTACATCATCTTCTTTTTTCCATATATGACCAGTCATCCATCCATTAGCTTGTAAAGAAGACTTTGCTATAGTCTCTTCAGTATCGTGCCATAAGAACTCTCTTACTTCTTCAGGAGAGCTTATGTTCTTATCAATAGATGGTAGTCTATCAAATTGAGCTGTAGCCCATCCTTTAAATTCCTTATCATTAAGGTCTCTACATCCTACACCTTTTATCTGAGATAAGAAGTCTATCTCTTCAGGGTCATCAGTTTGATAAGAACTATCTGTGGTAAGCATTAAGTTTTTACCGTTAGGTAAAGCTATACTTATATTGACTATATCAGTTCTACTGATAAAGAATATTTTAGGTACAATCATTCATTCTCCTAGTTGATATATTGAGGGGGCAGAATTAACTACCCCCTCTTATTAGGTTAAGCAGCGGGGACCCAGACTATAGCGTGATTCTGAGGGAATCTTAATTGAAATCCTGATTCACCACGCATTGCCTCTAAGAAAGCATCCTGTCCAGGGTCTTGAATATTACCGTATATCTTGTCAGGTCTAAGGACCATACGTCTCATATTCTGTGGGTCAATACTGATTAATAGGTCTCTAGGCGGAATCTGAATCTGTCCGAATATCCATTTAGGTACGTTAATAGACGGAGTATTATCCATACCTGGGTCGTGAATGAATTTCACTAGAATACCAGAACTAGACTCATACTGATAATACTGAAGCCCAAAGCTAAGCTGTGAAGGCTTCTGTAATTGAACAGCTCCACCCATTATGTGCCCTTCATTAGTAATTAATCTAGTGTATCTATTGAGCTTATTACAGAAGTTCTGAGAGCATAGGAAGGTAAGAGATTTAGTGCCTTGCTGTCTGAATGCAGCTAAGGAATCAGCTAGTCTATCTAACCATTCAATGAATTTACTATACTCGGCAAGTGTAGAACTCCAGGTCACATTTGGTAATGGCATACGCATATATCTAATAGGATATAAAGCGTAATCCATTAGACCACCAGTCGTACGGATAGGTTGTCCTTTAACGAAGTTGTTAGTATAGTTAGAATCATTAAAGCCAGAGACTACAGTCTCACCTTTGATTCCATACATAAATGCAGCTTGCATCTGTTTCTTATAAAGAGTGAAGTATAAATCACGTGTAGTCTGGAAATCATTTTCAAATCTAAAAGAGCTTGCTTGAGTAGTACCAGTTATACCATAACTAGGAGAAGCAAATATCTGAGTGAAGTTCATCATTCTTTCTCTTCCAGCTGTCAGATTACCAGATGGCGTGAACTTATCTCCCTCTGGAATTCCATAAGGTGCAACAGTAGGACTTCCTAACATAACCATACGGTCTATAATACCTGCATATTCCCGAGCTATTTCGGGTTTCCAAGCAGTACCATTCCATCCAATAAGTGCAGTTATACTAGCATAATTTCTAGAAGGAGTATCAATATATGCACTAAACGTAGGCGTACCATTAATATATGGCAAACTTATCTGAATAGAACTAATAACATTAGTTCCGAATGCAGCTCCAAGATTAACCTGAGGTAAATCAGCTGCAGTAAGAGGAGTATTAGAATCAGTAAAGTCTAAAGCAATAGCAAGATAAGTATCGTTACCAGATAGATTACCATAGTAGACGGAATGTATTCTAGCTAATACCTGGTTATAGATAGTTCTAGTAACAGTTGAGCCTGCATCATTCGTAGAAGCTACAGTAAGTGTAGGAAATGCCATATAGACAGGCGCCATAGCCTTAACTGGATTATTAGTATCACCATAGAATAACAATTCACCAGTAGCATCTGCTACATTCCAACAATAGTATCCAACATTAACTAATAGATTACGAAGTCTATTCCAGACTGGTTCTATCTGACCAACAGTATTATCGTTATTCTTTTTAAAGCAGAAAGCTACAACACCATTCTTACCATTATTGGGTGCCCAACAATTACCAGATACATAATGAGAATTAAGGATATTATTAAGCGTAGCACCGCCTGGAGCTCCAGTTGTTAATTTATTCATTGCTATTGAATTACCAGAAACAGTACCAGGAACGATAATATTAGGAGAAGAAGGTAATGAGGCTATAGGTTTAATGTCTAGAAATCCGCCAACATAATTATCACTAGTCATAGGAATAGGCATAGAAGTAGCACTAAATTTAGCACCAAAACCAGATAATGGAATAGATATTTCTCCACCAGAATCTGGAACGGTATCTTTAGTGCGTAGATTATCTAAGCCTGTATCCCACCAAGAAGTACCCCTATATTCGTCAGTCCAAACGAAATAAGGCGCATTAACACTTTGAGAACCTAAGTTCTCCATTATAGTAAGCATAGGTGTCTCTTCAGGTCTATGTGTCTGAAGTGACCCATAAAGGTCAATCATATATTTATCACCTACGCCTAATATAGTTTGGGTATTTATACCAGCACCGACAGTAGTCTCAAGATCTTGAGTGAGTCCTATCTGATTTAGATTTTTGCCGATATAATTACCAGTATATACATTTTCATTAGGCATTGTATATGTCTCCTATATATTTAAGATTATTAATTTTAATGATTTAATTCCCTAATGATTAAGGACATCAATGTATGGACTTAATCCTCTAATGATTAAGATTATCATTGTATAAGCTTAATCCCTTAATCCCAAAGGGGATTACGAGTCTTATTAGGCATATAGGAACTAGTAGGAGGTGCAGGAGTAGCAGGAATATTCTGGATAGAAGTAGGAGGTGGAGTAGGCGGTATATTCTGAGATTCAGTTTCAGCTTCCTTAAATGCCTTATAGAGTTCAATCAAGTCGTTAGGTGTTAAGCTGTTCATAAAGCTTATGAAGTCTTGAGGATTCACTCCTTGTGAGGTACATAAGCCTATGAGTTGTTCCATAGCTTGTTGTTCATTCGCATTGTTATCATTCATAGTAGGAGACTCTGGCATAGTCGGCTCTGCATTCGTATTCTGAGCATTAGCATCATTCATCAGATAGGCATCATACGGATTATAGTTATTTGTCTCAGGAGACGGATTAAAGGTAGGAGTTTCAGTCGGCGCTGGATTACCGTATCCTGTCATACTAGGATTCGGTGTAGGCGGTGTTGCAGTAGGATTTGAGGTCATAACTGCAGCTAAAGCCTGAGTGAACTGAGGTGTTTTAACAAACTCTTCAAGTTGTTGATAATACTTCAGCTTATCAGGCGGTATTGTCTCCTGAGTCTGAGTTTGGTTTTGTGATAAAAGTATTTCTGAAATCATTCCGTGTACTGAGCCTGAACCATTGAAGTAGTTGTCTATAATCTGACGCTGTATTTCAGGCACAAAGTTTTCAGTACCAAAGCGATAATCTACAGATAGATTATCTCGTTTTAGACTATTAGGCTGTATGTTGCTAGACATATCAATAGAGCGATTATCTAAGTTGTCAACATTGTAGTTAGGGTTAGGTGATGTAAGATTATTGTAATCCATTTGTTATACTCCTCATTCTAGGTTGAAGTTATTGTTATAAGCTTGTGTCCAATCTAAGACCTCAGGCTCTTGTTCTTTAGCTCTTAATTTAGCTTTCTCTATTTCTAATTCTACTTCATTAAGAAGCTTCTGTATCTCATTCTGTAACTCAATCTGAGCTTCTCTAGTAAGTAGCTTATTATTATATTTATCAAAGTAGTTCTTAATGCGTTGCATCTTGACTTCACTATCAATTCTAGTCTTACCCTTCATAGAATGGACTTGAATATCAGCGTCTATTAATCTCTGTTTCATACTATTAGCCAATTGTTTGAGCTCATTATTCTGTTCTTCAAGTTGATTAATCTGAGCTTGTAATTGCTTAATAGTATCATAACGCTGTATAAGTTCGTCTTTATTATCCACAGGAAGATAACGAAGTGGCATACTTGGGTCTACAGAACCTACTTGTAACAGTTCTAACATTAGTCTTAACATAGCCATCTCATAGGTAGGTGTATAAGATGCAGGTATAATAGTGACATCGTAATCATCAAAGTCTAGTTCATTCATAAAGTATTGTATAGCTTTCTGTTCATCATAAGAATATTTATAAGTTGCAAGCTGAGCTTCTATCTCTTGGTCTTGTAAACCACGCTGTTTCTGATATTGTATCCAAGCTTGAACACTCTGTTCATCATCTAGATTTAAGGTCTGAGGAATATTAACAATTAAGTCTTCATCACCTAAGATACGGATAATCTTATTCTGAGGTAGATAAGCTCTTGCGTATTGTAATATTACTTTGCCTAATTGTGAACAAGCTAGTTCTATATTAGACATAAAATCTTTATAGCTATCAAGGACAGTCTGTTTCATATCAAGTAAGGCTGAAGGCTGATAACCTTTAGTAGAATCCATCATACCTAACAGTTGATTAGGTATAGTATTCCACTCCATTTCTGATTTAGCATCTTGATATAAAGTAAAGAAAGCTTGATTAAGTGGCTGTCCTTGTACTATTACTGGAGTCTCAGCTCCAGCAGTTAATACATTGATAGAACCAGGCTGAGCAAAGTGTTGCTCAAATTTTCTAACATCTGCATTTGGTATATCAGTCTCTCTAATGAATACTTTAGGATTAGACATAAGCTGAGCATTAAGTAAAGTCACACCATAAGATTTATTAATAAATCTCTGTAAGTCTTTTAAGAAATGTACTTCACCTCTAGGATAAGGATTCTCAGCCTTATCTACATAACCAGGGATAATAGGATACTCAGTTATCTTGTCATCTAAGTATTCATCATAGACGTGATTAAAGCCTAATACGGTCTGTTTCCGTATTCTATTGCGTCTAGTTCCATCTTCTAACATATAAGGCTCTTTAGAATAGACTTCATAGATACGCACAAATAGTCTATCGGGAGACCAAATATGTTCTAGAAAAGCTGAAAAGGTAGTAGTATAATTCTTATCTATACCTCCATAATTAGTATCAGCCCATTCCCATTGGATTTCCTTAACCATCTCATCAGTTATACCATAGTATTGCTTTACATAATCTTCTGATAATTCACGTCTAACTAATATCATTTCTGCATCACGGTATAACGGGTCAGTACAGCTAGGGTCAGGTATGACTTCATTATAAGCTAAAGTCTTAAATCTAATCATATTCTGTTGGTCAATATAGACATAGAAATAAGATACATTATCAACTGCTGCATTCTTAACGAATAGTCTCATAGCATTAATACCAGAGCTATTAGCCCAAGCCCATTTGATAATCTTTTCTCCTATAGCCGCAGTATGATAATCATTATTAGTAAGCGGTATAAGCTTATATTGAGGTGGATTAGCCGCTACCATACCTACTATACCACGCATAGCTTTACGTATCTTATTCATTACAATTTCATATTGACCACGCTTCTTCAGTTCTTCTTTCTCTGCATCAGTAGATTGAAAGCCATAATAGAATCTGCGATTCTCAGTACAGGAATTAACCCAAGTAGAATAATATCCGCATTCATAGCTATATATTTTAAGCCATAGCTTATGTGCTTGTTTATTGTCTATCTTAATAAGATTAGCTCTAGGTGCTTGTATATCCACTTATATCTCCGTTATTATTTTCTACCGTGTGTAGCCTTATAGGCATTTAAGGCAAATGCAGCTCGTCTAATAGTTCGTGTATCATATCTAGATTTATTTGCTAATACGTGTCTAGCATAGGCTATAGTATCAGAGTATCCAGCTTTTCTAGCTTGAGCTCTGAAGGCACCAACTGTGCCTTTCTTCTTCATTTTTGATACAGCCTTAGTAATCCATTGAGGTTGAGCCATAATGTTCTCCATTATTGTTGAACTGTTGCGAAACATAAAGTGAAATCATAATATTCCTCTTTATGTTTTAGGATAGTATGT